CCATAACACCACTCATAAATAAACTGGCTAAAATGATTGCTGTTGTAGGGGGTGAAAAGTAATACCTCTTCGAGTCGGCGGATAATGAAAGAGAAAGTATTTAAATGCAAAAACTGCGGTTACAAGTTTGGCTTTGACACTGTTATATTGGCAGGTAGTTATAAGTGTCCTCGGTGTAAAACAATAAATATTATTGATGGTACTAGGGTATTGACAATAAGCACAAAAGTTGGTAAAGTGATAACAAAGAAATAGAAAAGAGGCTCTTTTGAAGCCCGATTACAGCACATACCGTGTGTTGTGGTCGGGCTTTTTTGTTTGCAAACAAAGAGGAGGTGTTAGCGATGGAAAAACAAATACTTTTAAAGGGGTACGTTAAAGAAGTAGGCGAGGACGGTATTTTAGAGGCTGCCGTGGCTTCTACAGATATTGTAGATAGACATGGTGAGGTTGTAAAACAAGATGGTTGGCAATTGGATAACTTTAATAAAAACCCTGTTTTACTCTGGTCCCATAACGCGGCTGCTACAGAAGCACGACCACCTATTGGAAAGGTAAATAGGATATGGATTGATGGTGACAGACTTATGTTTCAACCCCAGTTTGATTTAGAAGACTCGTTCGCAAAGGAGATCTTTAGAAAATATAAAAGCGGTTATCTCAACTCCTTTTCGGTTGGTATGTTACCTATAGAGGAAGATGGCGATACTTTTGTGAAACAGGAGCTACTTGAGATTTCGGCGGTACCCGTTCCCGCTAATCCTGAAGCTAATGTTTACCTGCGATCAAAAGGAATGAAAACACAAACTTGGGAAGATTTAATAGAGAATAAAGCAGTGGTTCGTTATCAGGGCTTTCCGCCTGCGGATGAAGGTAGGCCATGGAACGCAGCCGCAGCTAAAAAGAGATTATTTCAAAGGGCTGGCGGAAGTTGGTCTAAGTATGGACAGGGCTTTGCTTGGTTCGATTCGGCGGATAGTGAAAAGAAAGGGGCATATAAGTTACCACACCATGACGTATCTGACGGGAAAATGGTTACTGTTTGGCGTGGTGTCTCCGCTGCGATGGGTGCTCTCATGGGTGCTCGTGGGGGAGTAGATATTCCAAGCTCAGATAAACGTGGGGTATATAACCATCTTAAAAAGCACTATAAGCAATTTGGAAAGGACGCTCCCGATTTCAAACTCGTGGAAGCCGAGGTCTTGAAAGATGTTTATCTTGATACCATCCCTGAAAACGAGATTATCGAGGTTGTTCGTTTGATGAAAAAGAGAATCGATGGTCTAGAAGCGCAGCTAAAGAAATGTAAACCAAAGCGTAGGAGAAAAGATGTTGATGATATGAGTGTTCTTGAAATAAAGGAACTAGCTTTAGTTTTAAATAAGGCAACATCTAAGCTGTTGCACAAAATTAAGAGGGGGGGTGAAAAGATAAAATAAATGGATTGGAAAAACATTTTCAAAGAAGCTGAAGAAGAGGAAAAGAAACCAGAAGAGGTTGAAGAGAAACCAGAAGCTAAAGAAGAAGTCGAAGCCGAAGAGCCTGAAAAAGAGGCTAAGGTGGAAGCATCGTTTGATGTTGATAAGTTGGCAGACAACCTAGCCACCAAGATTGCTAAGGCTGTTTCTGAAGCTAAGGGATATAACGAAAAGGATACCAAGGGTCTTAAAGAGCAAATCGCATACAAGGATTTGAGGAGTGTTGACTATCCCGCACCTGGTGAACTTGGTTCTTTAACAAGGGAACAAAAGATGGTTACTTGGTTCAAGGCATTGGTTAACAAGGATCGAAGTGCTGAAGCAGATCGTGTTTTCAAGGCTTTGGTTGAGGGTACCGACTCTCAAGGAGGTTACTTGGTTCCTGAAGAGTGGAGAACAGAAGTATTTAGGATACTACCTGATTACTCTGTTATGAGAAAAGTAGCTACCATTATTCCTATGAATACGGATACTATGAATCTCACCACACTCGTAGCCGAACCTATGGCCTATTGGACTTCAGAATATGCTTCGAAGTCAACTACGTCAGCAGAGTTCGACCAAGTGGTTCTATCACCTAACGATTTAGTATGTTTAATTCCTGTAACACACCAACTGATCAATGATGCCATGATTGACATCATCAGATTTATTACTCAGTTATTTGCTGAGAAGATTGGAAGCGTTGAGGATAAGGCATTCTTTACTGGTTCTGGGACAGGGCAACCTACTGGAATTAGGTCATGTGGTGGTGTATCTTCGACCGCCGTTGGCGGGGCTGGTACATACAAAGATCTTCTGACCGCACTCTATGGTTTACCACAATCTGTGAGAAGTGCTCCTAAAACTGCCTGGGTTACCAATAGGAAGACCATTTCTAACCTCCACAAGATGGAGGACAGCAATGGACGCCCATTATTACTCCCTTCTGGTTTCAGTAATCTTACTGAAAGACCAAGAGAGATGTTATATGGTTACCCACTTTACGAGCAAAACAACCTTCCTAACAACGAGATTTGGTTTGGTGATTGGTCTAAGTACGCTATCGGCGACAGACAATCAATTACTGTAGAAACTACTCGTGAGGGTGGGGATGCTTGGAGGAGAAACGCTACAGAAATTAAAGCTGTAGAAAGAGTAGATGGTAAGTGTATCTTAGGTTCAGCTTTCTATAAGTTGACAGGCTTCTAATATGATAAATGGGGTTTTCAACCTTAAATGCTTCGTGGACGCTTGAGCGGCAATCCGGTGGAACACATAAAGCTTGGAAGTACCGTACCACAAAACTAGACTAGGAGGTGTCTATATGAAAGTAAAAATGATTGATGGAAAAATAGTAGAAGTTACTAGAAATACTGCCGCTACTTTAATCCAACTTGGTAAGGCTAAGTTGCTTACCGCTAAGGATATTGTTAAATGGGCTAAGGGTAAAGAGATGAAATCCAAGAAAAGAAAGGATATGCGGGCAGGAACTGGTAAATTCTATAAAACAAAATGAGTGTTTATAGCCATGCTTTAACTACAAGACAGAGGTTGAAAGATTTTCTGGATATATCAGACGACACTGCAACTACTAATAGCGTGTTGGATAGGCTAGTTAATTTGGCTACAGATTGGATCGAAAATTATTGTGGTAGAAGATTTCAGCGTAGTAGCTATACAGAATATTACGATGGGGAGGGAAGCCAAGAGTTATTAGTTAGGAATTATCCAATAATTAGCGGGGAAACATTTACGCTTAGCATGAGATCTGCTGGGGATAACGAGGACAGCTGGACATCGATTGATTCAGAAGAGTACTACATAGACTATCAGGCGGGGATATTAAAGTTTCCTACAGCAGCCCTAGGAAGCCAGGGAAGGCTATTTATTAGGGGAGCACAGAATTATAAAGTTGTCTTTACCGCTGGGTATTATGTACCAGGCGATGGTTCATACAGCGAGGGCGACACGGATTCATTACCAGGGGATATTGAGTATGCTTGTTGGAAACTGTGTGGAGCCGCTTGGTCACAAAGAAGAGGCGACCCATCGGTGGCCGAAGAGCGTCTTGGATACTACAGCGTGAAATTCAAAGAGGCGGCAATGGAAAGCCAAGAGATTGTAGATATTCTTGATAAATATTCAAGGAGAGATGCAATTGCTTGGAGGTAAATGAGTGTAAGAAGGTTCTTTAACAAACAGTTAGTAGTTAGGAAGCTTAAGACAATATCCGGCTATAAAAAGACGTTTAAAGCTACAGCTACTGTTGAGGGCGGTATCCAACGCACTACTGGAATGCAAACAGAGCAGGGCGATGGTATTTGGGGAGAGGATTATATTGGTTTTTTACCAGTAGACCTTGGGTTTACACCGGCTCCTGAAGATATGATTACTGATGGTGATGGGAGAGAATTTAGAGTTAAAACAGTGGAGAAGATAGATTTTGGTACTAATCAGCATTGGGAATTAGAGCTTGAGGAGTATAACCCGCAGGATCAATGATAAATGTAACTGTAACACCTACATTTGCAAAGCTTGGAGGGGCGTTTAAGAGTATGGAATTGGGTGCTGCGATACAGAAAGGAATTGAGCAGATTGCTTATGGAACGGAGAGGTATTCAAAGAAACTAGCTCCTAAGGACACAGGGACAATGGCAAGGAGCATAGATGTACGAACTGGAAGGTTAAAAGCAGAGATTGGCCCCCATGTAGATTACGCAATTTATGTACATGAAGGCACGCACAAGATGAGAGCTAGACCATTTATGGTTTGGGGCTATCACGAGGCTACCACAGGGCTCACTTTAGAAGAAGAGGTTATTGGTGAAGAAGTGCTGAAGTATATAGATACTCAGCTAAAAATAATATGAGTTTTTTAAATCTAAGAACAGCAATTCAATCAGTGTTAGACAGTATCTCCGATTTGCAGGTGGTGTATAACTATCCAAGGCTACCAGAGGAGTTTCCTGCTGCGACAATAACACCTTCGGAAGCACCATCTGATTATGAAACAAACATGGAGAACCAGCGTGTATACGCTTTTAATGTGAGGGTGTATTACGAAACAAAGGTTGGTGGGGTGTCTAATGCTGTATCGGCTCTAGAGGGTCTCGTGGATGAAATAGTGGATGCCTTTGACCAGGATGATTTGTTAACTGGGGCGGGGTTATCACTACCCGCAAAGTACACAATGATTCAGCTTGTACCCACACCGTCTAGCTGGGAATACTTCTTAGATCAGAATTATATTGTTGCTGAAATAAGGATACAAGCGATTGTGTCCGTAGACATTACATAAGGAGGTGAATGTGAGCAATGAGTAAATATTCAGGAAGGTTAGTTTCATTGGGAGTTGCTAGAGAGTCAACCCGAGGAGTCGGTGTTGCTCCTTCTATTTGGATTCCACATACTGATCTTACCGTTGCATCAAAAGTTAAAGATGTGCGAGTGGGTCCTTCTCTGGGGAAGTTGGCTGATAGTGAACAAAGGCACGTATTGACTAAGTTTGCAGAAGGCGAGGTGGGTGGTGAGGTAAGGAGTCATTCTTTTGGCTATTTTCTATATGCGTTGTTAGGCACACTGTCCACCACAGGACCAACCGACACAGCAGCATATACTCACGCATTCACACTAGATAACTCAGCGCAACATGACACCTTGTCATTGACTATCCAAGATAGCGATAAGACTGTAATTCACGAATTGGCTGCATTAAAGTCTTTAGAAATAGAGGTACCTATCGACGGGGTTGCTAAATACACTGCTAGTTTTATGGCTAGAGTGGCGCAGGGATCTTCTACTAAGACCGTAACCTTACCAACAACGGAAAGGAAGTTTCCTAAAAACGATGCTGCTATAAAGCTTGCTGCGGATATTGCAGGGCTTGGTGCAGCCTCGGCTATGGCTTTAAAGAGATTTAGAATTACTTTTAGTAAAGAGCTAATAGATGACGATGTTATTGGTTCTGTTTGGCCAGAGGATTTCTTGGCTGCAAACTTTGGTGTTGAGGGTGAGTTTGAACTAAACCTAGAAAATACAACATACCGAGACTATTATTTGGATAATACATATCGTTCTCTACAGCTATACTTGGGTAATAGTGCCAGTTTGATTTCTGGTGCTTCAACGACATATCCAAGTCTAACTATTCAGTTACCTTATGTAGATTTCTTTGGTTGGGAACCTAACAGGCCATTGGATGAAGTAGTTAGCCAAACAATAAGTTTTAAAGCAAACCATGATATTGCTAATGATCAAGAGATTGTTCATTCTTGCAGTTTAGTAAATGGTTACGCAAGTTATGCTTGATAAGGGAGGTGTCTTAAATGTTTGATATTAAAAAACGATTAAGCTTATCCTTTCTTGGTGAGGGTTGGAAAGATTGTTATATCGAATTCAGACCAGCCCTCGTCAAAGAAATGGCGGAGCTAGCATCATTAAAACCGGAAGATGGGGCTAATGTGTTGGATGTTGTTAATAAAGGAATTTCTTTTTTGAAGAATAAGTTTGTTGGTGGGAGAGCCCTAAAGGACGGGAAGATTGTAGAGTTAAAAAATCAGGACATAGAGGAGTTTCCAATAGATGTACTCAATAAGTGTTTTGAGTTATTTGGAAGCGAATTGGATAAAAAAAAATAGAAAAACTGTGGGATGGAGTGCGTGGCTATGCTAAAGCTCCGCCAGAGTTGGTGGAATATCGTTACAGGGAAAAGTTTAAATTATCGCATAGGGAATTTATAGA